ATTGCCGTTCTTCTGAACGTTCATAGGCATTTGCCTGAATATATTGATTTCGTTGTTCTTCCATCAGCTGATTAAACATGATAGTCATAAGTGTTTTTGCGGTATCATTCGCACCGCTTTCGTTTATAATTGCTTGAATTTCTTCGCTTTCAAAAGTAAAATGTACTTGAGTCATTGATATCAGTCCTATTCGAGTATGTTTTCTGCAAAAAACATTGTACTCCTAACTGAGATCAATGGCTTTTTTGATGCTTCACTTTTACACAATTATATGGACGTAATCGTTTTTTTATATGGTACTTTGAAAAGGAAAGTTGTAAGTATTAACCCATCAGCTATTACTAAAAATAATAAAAAGTCATCTCCAGTTCATTCCCATTGGCTTTACGTAAAGCTTCAAGTTATACCGCTAGAGTTAAGAACGATATATCTTTCGTTGGATAGGACTGGTATAAGCCAATCGAAATCGTTTAATTCGAATCTATTGAAGTATGAAAATCAACTACACCGTCGACCTAGTAAGTTTTTCTTTAGTAATCAATTTTTCCCTATTTTCTCTTCGACTGTTTATTGATGGACTAAGACATACGCATGCATCTATTTTACTTTATCAAGGAGTAAATATACTTAGCGTATCGAAACGTTTAGGACATAGCAGTTTAGAAACTACAATGTCTACTTATACAAAATAACCCCCTGTACCGCAAAGGATACAGGGGTTATTTGTACGTTCCTGACTAACTATTACACGTCTTCTGTTGTGTTTGTTATTATAAGAAATGTTATCATAATAGGATTTCTTTTTGTTTGTGTTTTATTAAATTCGATTTTTTTTGGCACATAATTTGGCACAAGTACTTGTTCACCTATTTATTTAGTATAATAAATTCCACCTTTACAAAAAGAACGTTTGTTCGTATACTCTTTTCGAGGTGATCTTTATGATGGAAGAATTTATTAGAAAAAATATTAGTGATGAATATGCAGATTTTTATGAGCAAAGCAACGAAAAAGACAAATTCCAGATGGATGTTTCAATTTTAGCTATATTAGCTTTTTCCGAAAATAAACAACCTGTAACTGCAAAAAAAGAAACAGTATTCTCTGAAGGCAAAATAAAAACTCGATATATATTAGAGGTAGAGACTAAGTTTAAAAATAGATCGGAGTAATGGTTATGCTTTTTAATGAGACGCAATTATGGTTTAAATTTGATCCTTCGAATAGATTTGTCAAAGATTTTTATAAGGTGTGGGATTCAGAAGTTTTCTTTTTAGCAATCGAAGATAGCTTATTAATTAATCTCTACTATTCTAATAAGAACTACTTTAAAATCCCTGCTGCGAAAACTAGAATGAAGAAAGACGTATATTTTTTGTTTGATATCGTGACTGATGTGCTAGACGCTCGAAGCGATCATCGGCGTTATGACTATATAAAGTATACTTTCGTTGATCCAGAAAGATACAAAGATTAAAGTAGGCTACCTAAAAAGGTAGCCCGGAACGGATTTTATCACCATACTTATGAAAGGAGATATTTTTTAAGTTAGTATTAAGATTGTGTAATATGATGATATCTATATTTTATAGTATCAGTGCTATAAAATCAAAAATAAGTCACTAATTAACTACCACTCCAATTATAAGCCTTTTTTCTCACTTTTTTTCAAAAATATGGTATGCTTTTTAATGGCTTCAAATATAAAAGAGTTTAAAGCGTAACACACTTATGGGGCAGTGGTTTTTGGGGAACGCTTTAAACTCTTCTTTATTATTATCTCACAATATAACCCAAATGTCTTTCTATTTAAAAATCAAAGTAAAACTTTTCAAATATACAGAAATATAACTATGTGAAACATCCTTTCATTAATCCATAAAAGGATACATAAAAAAGCCACTCATTTGAGTGGCAATGAAGAAAAGCTTTAGCTTGTATAATACTCTTCAAAAAAATTCTAACACAGAACGATTCAAATGGCTACGTTAATGTACCCTGTAGGACTCGAACCTACGACCGGACGGTTATGAGCCGTCTGCTCTGACCAACTGAGCTAAGGGTACTGGTTGTTGCCACATAAAGCCATAAACAATCAACCAGTAGAATGTGTGGCAACAAACCTGTTATCGCATAGCTTGGAGTGTGACTATTTATGGGTGATAGTGAAGATATGCGATAACATCACTATTTTATCGAATAATTTTTATAGTTGTCAATATAGTTATGTACTGCTCCTCAACGAGGAGCTATTTTTATCGTTTAGGAATATTTAAATACCAACGTTTGTCATGGAAATCTTGCGCACCGCCTTTAGTGTTTCCCTCTGGATCATTCGTTGCCCGCATCATTACATAGACTTTCTTACTAGGAAAATTACGCATATTGAAAGATACATGATAACCAACATTTCCAGAAGTATTATAAGCTTGGTTTACATCTGGTCTATAAATTCCATCAGCTCTTACTCGAGCTAATTCTTTCCCAGTATTGTAGTCCATAATGAAAATATACTCGTATTTATAGTTAGCAATGTGCCATCCAGCCACATGCAAGTTTGCGTTTTCGATTTCCCCAAACTGATCAATGTGGGCGTGATTTGTTCCATCTGTCAGCGTAGGATTAGCTGCACCAGCTCGTGTTGGATCAATGACAGGCTTGTTTTCAGAAGTTGTTGGATTTTCATCGGTAAATCCATGAGCTAAATCATAAGCAAGCTTTTCTTTGCTAACTCCCATTTGCGATAAGTAACCATATGGATCTGTGTGGTTCCCCCAAACATAATTTGTCACCCACAAATGAGAAATGATTCCTTTTGTAAATAAAGAAGTTCCTTGATCAAGAGTCAATGGAATTCCATATTTTTTTGCACTATCTCTTGTATATTCAATATAAGCTCGATAGTTTTTTTCAAACAATGCTTTATCATATGTGCGCTGTAATTCAATCTGTACAGGCGCATAAGGATTAGCGTTACCAGCTCCCCACGAAACATATCCTTGCTCACCCACACGGTAAACAATCCCACCGTCACCAATAACATCTGTAGTATAAGAATTGCTTCCGTTATAATTATTTTTCATGTTGGCGGCTACGTTTCTTGCTGGTGCATCTATTCCAGTTTCGTGCAAAATAATTTTGTTAGGAATTGCTAATCTGGAGTCTCCTTGATTCGGCGCTAAATTATACTCGTCATTAATAGTATAAGCAAACGTATTAATGGGTAATAAAAAAAGAGCCGTTAACAGGCTCATCGCAGTAATAGTAATTTTCTTTTTCATTTGTTTCCTCCTTCTTCGCTTTCAGCCGAGAACATTTTGTAGGTTCGATTTGATACACCCAACACACTCCCTAAAAACGCGCCAAAACCAGTAATGATGACAACACAGATATCTGTGTACTGCCAATTGAGCGCTTTACCAACTAACCCCACGAAAGTAGCTAGTGCGGGAATAATTACCAGTGCGAACCATTTTAGTACTTCGAACGTTTTATTATTCATTTTCTTCTCTCCCTAAACAAAGTTTTGATTTGTTGCGTGTGTTCCACCAATTTTTCTGTATGTGTATCTAATCTTTCATCGTGTTTCTTTAGTTCTTCATGAATCATCAATCGATCTGATTTGCTCGATTCTAAATCTTTAGTCAGCAAATCTAAATTGTGGCTTACTTTTGAAAGAGTCTCAGTAATTTTCGAGAAAGATGCAGCAATCGGTCTAATTACTAATAAAATCAAAGAAACGATAGCGGTTATTGATCCTGCTATCATTCCCCATTCCCCTAAATTAATCATGTGACAACTCCTTTACCTTAAATAAAAACGCATCAATTAAGATGCGCTCTTATCTTTATTAATGATTTTATCTGCTTCTTCGTCTGTAATGCATAATGGAACGAAAACCATTACTTGTTCGTTAGTGAAACAGCCCCAGTCATACATTAGTTTGATATCTTCATATGAATACATGTTACTTCCCACCTTGTAATTGTTTTTTGATTTCTTCGATTTCCTTGGTATTTTGTACAGAAGCAAGCATCGTTTTTGAATTCAACTGCGCTAAACTTTCTGACTTTTCTTTCAATAAGACATTTTCTTGCTTGATTGCTACATTGTTTAGCATTGCTTTAGAATTTAGCTGTTTCAATTCATCATTTTCTGCCTTCAGCGTTTCGTATAATGCCTTAATATTAGCCAATTCATCTACGCTATCAACAGCATTCCCTTTTTTCTCTTCTTCAGTAGCTAACTCAACCCACTGTTTTTTATCAAAATCAAATCTTGGTCTCCAGTTAGGAACTGGTGGTTTAATCTCTGTACAGTTTTCAGGGATATTTTCTTGATTGTTCAAAATGATTTGCTCGAATCCGTAAGGCTTGATTGATTTGTAAACTACTTTCATTAGATTTCCTCCCTTAAATTGAATAAGTGATAACAAATGAATAAGCTGATCCATAACTTGAATTTCTTCTCCATTTAATGGCTCCGTCTGCGCCAATAGATAGTTGAGCACTGTTCAAAGTAGAACGGTCTATTGACCCAACCAGTTGTTCAAAACTAATTGGTGTCCGATAGCCTTCTGGAACAGTTAAAATAACCGAATCATTCCCGCCACTACTTTTTCCGTTTAAAGCCACAAAATATATAGAAACTGTTTTTCCTTCACGATAAAGCTTTGCTGTCCCTGTATTACCGTTAGTGACAACCAGATTTACCACTTCATATCTGTTATCATCAGTCGTCAAAACACGTTTATTATTGATTGTTACAGAACCTGAAAAATTCTTATGTCCTGCAATGGCTTGGTCTCCATCTGTCTGCACCAATGCTTCTTTACCATCAATAGCTTCTACATGCGTTTTTAAGTATTTAGCAACTCCGTCTTCTTTTAATTGAACAATATCAGCCATTAAACCGTCCCCACTTTCTCAAATGTAATATTCGCTAATCCATCAAGTTTCACTTTATCGGTTGCTGACATTAAACCTGCTGTCGTAGTTGTAGCATTACCTGGATTTTTCTGTGCTCCAGCTGCAATTCCATCCAACTTAGTTTTATCTGTGGACGACATCAACCCATTTGCTGTAGTTGTAGCTACAGCTGTAGTTGTGGCATTTATTCCAGGATCACCTTTATCTCCCTTTGGTAAAACAAAATTAAATCTAGCTGCAGATGATGTTCCTACATTCGTAACAGAAGCGGTTGAACCACTAGAAACGGTTCCTATGGTAATTGTTGCTGCTTGGCCAGGATCGCCTTTATCTCCCTTCACCGTTGTTGGTTTGCCTTCTATAGCATTCCAATGAGTTTGTGGATAAACCTGTACACCGCTTTGTTTTATTTTTACGATATCTGTCATTTTCTATACCTCCCCGATTTTTTCAAAAGTAAAATTTGGAATTCTTTCGTTTGTGTAATTTTCTGCTTGATTTACAGCTTCTTGGAATTTTTGATCTACATATGACTGATTAACACCACCAGTCCCACTACCACCTGTAGAACTAATTGTTCCATCTTCTGCAATTGATATATTTGCACCTGCTTTTAATATTTTTAGAGATTCTAATTTTCCCTTTAATTCTTCAGAGAAATTGAAGTCTGTTTGCTTAGTTGCAGATAAAACACCTTCTTCAGTAACTTCTAAGAGTTCCCCAACTTTTATACCTCCTAATTGTTCAGGAGTAGCAATCGGCAAAATATATGTTCCACCTTCTCCATTTACGATCTTTTGAAACATTTCAGCAGTAAGAATACCATCGCTTGTCTCGCTTGCATAAGGTAGTTCAGTAATTGCATTCTCTAATCCTAAATCAGCTTTCGTTAAAATGACTGCACCATATTTACCATTAACCGAAAGAACTTTTGATTGTCCTGATATCATTTTTTCTAAGCCTAAAAC